GTTAATTGTAGAGGTACATACGGAGCGTAAACATATCCTGTATCTAACAAAGATGAACCTTTGTGTCCAATAAGGATTTGGTTAGCTGGGAAGTATGGATCTCTATACACTTGGTAACGACCTGCTAATGTACCAACTCTTTCGATACCCATGTTGTACTGATCTTGCTCCGGAGAAGCGTTAGATACGTGGAAGTACTCAAGGTCATCAAAGATTGCAGAAACTTCAGAAGAAACAACGATCCAGTTAGCTCCACCTCTCAATGTAGATTTGTGGATTTGTGCTGACAATTGGTTAATTGCTGTAATCAAAGTTTGATTCCAATCTTTTTGAGTGTATGATGTTGTTTGAGAAATTCTTCTCCATCCGTTGTAATCCCATCTTAGGTTCCAAGCCGCTCCTTTTCTAAGGTCTCTCAAGATTTCTCTATCGATTTCAGCCGCCACTTGCTCAGACAATAAAGCTGTTAATTCAGCTTCAGCGTCGATGTTATGGAATGCCGAAACGTCTTGTGCTAATTCAGGTGACCATTGTGCTCTTAGTTTTCTTTCTGTAACTGATACAGTAACTGACTCAAGGTCAAAAGATACTTCACCAATTTTATCTTCGAATTCTAATTCAGCATATCTTCTAAATACTGCAGTGAACGATTCACCAGAAGGGATTGCTGTTACAGTTGCTCCTGTATAACCATCTAAAGATGATGCGTTACAGTCAGCACATACTGGACAAGATAAATCAACTTCTAAGTAAATACATCCATCAACTGAACATACACTTTCGTAAGAACCACCATTTCCACCAGGGAATTCAGTTCTAACTACATTATAATTAGGATTAACAATCGCTTTACCGTATTGTTGAGTAACTACTCTAAACAATAATGGTGTAGCTGAAGGAACAGTACATGGTGAACTTCCACCAATAGTTAAACCAGCTTTTTTAATGATTTTTAAATCAGAAAGGAAAGATTCTGTATCCATTTCAGAACCATCAGGTCCGATTAATTTACCAGTACCCACTTGGTTAAATCCACACATTTTTAATAATACTTTTCTAACACCTGTTGTAGATGCTGTGTAAGTAGCACTGTTATTAGATGTAACAAGTGAACCATTCGACCATTCTAACACAGTAGTAGTTGCAGTAACTGCAGTCCAAGTACCTTTTGAATAATCAAATAACCCTGGAGGGTTTAATCCTGCTTCAGAACCTTCATAAAATAAATCATAAAGATTTTTAGCGTATTCATTACCATCATCATAACCTGAAGAAGTATCAGTTGATGAACCTGGTGCACCAATTGGTTGGAAGTGATTTCCACCATTTGCGGTACCACCATTGTAACCTTGGATTTTAGGTACAAAGTAGAACAATTTACCGATTGGTAAGTTCATTGCTTGTACAGATACTAAATCATTAGCCAACAATTTAGAGAATACTCTTCTAACGATAGGAAATACTACAGTTTCAAATGAACCTGAACTATCAGTAGATGCCGCTTCGTTAATTAGGTGAGACGCTTGGTTTTCATATAACTGTGCCATGTTCTCTTTGATGTGTCCTTTAAGACCGTCTAGGAATCCTAATCTATCCCATTTGTTAATTGTATCTTCTTTGATAACTTTCAAGTGCTTAAGACCGATGTTACCTACAAGACCTGATTCTAATAATGCTCCCATTTTTAATTTTTTTAATTAGAGTTTATTTTTTTTATTTTATGTATATAAATATACAGATTTTTAAAAAAGTTTATTTTTATTTAATTTTTGCCATCAAATCCTTCATTCTCATGAACTGAGGATTCTCATACGTTTTACTTTCGATTAGATTTGTTGCTGATCCTGTTTGTGGAGTTTTAACCACTCTTTCAGTGATTGATTCTTTAACAACAGTCGCAGATCCATTACCATCTAATTCGTTTTTAATTGTTTTGTAGAGATTTTTAGACTCTTTCAAAGATTCTACATTATCAAATCTTCTAAGAATATTTATTTTCTCTTGTTTTGTTGTTGAGTGTTCGGTAAACAATCTTGTTGAGTATGCTAAATTTGAATTAAATACAGCAACTTCATTTAATTTATTTCTAAAGAAGTCTAATGCTTTTTTATACTCTTCATTTTTTTCTCTCAATAAGTTTAACTCACCATTTACTGATTCAACTTTTAAATGTCTAGGTGCGGTTCTTGGTTTAGGAAGGCCTTTTCTACCCCAATATTTACCGTTACCCAAAGTTCTAGCTGCTTCAGATTGTTCTGCAGAATCTTTACGTGATATAGGTAATAATTCTTCACCGTCTTCTTCCTCGTTCCACTCTTCTTCCATTTCTTTTTCAAATGAAGTTTCAGCAACACCTCTTTTTAATTTAGATGGATATTTGAATTTCATTTTTCCTACTCTTCCTTTAGCTTTAAAAGATTCCATTTTCAACTCTTCTTCATCCTGTTCGTACATTTCAGCACCTAAATCATCTTCGTCATCCTGTTCGTACATTTCAGCACCTAAATCATCTTCGTCATCCTGTTCGTACATTTCAGCACCTAAATCATCTTCACCACCTATTTCGTACATAGGTTTTGGTTTTTGATCTTGTTCTGAATATTCAGTAGTATTACCCATTTCATACATTTCGTACTCATCTTCATATTCATCTTCGTACTCATCTTCATATTCATCTTCGTGATCATCATAACCTGACTCGTCAGAATACTTATCATATCCAACTTCTTTATCTTCAAAACTTAATTCATAAAGAATTTCCTCATCTAATCTTGATTTCATTTTTCTTTTTCTTTTGCTCTCCTCTAATTGAACCATGTAATCTTTGTTCGTTTCATTGTCAGATATGTGTAAAAATTTACCATCTCTTTTAACAATAATACCATCTTCATCTCCCATAGCCCTAAATACTTTAAGTACGTCAGTCATAGGTGATTGAGTCATGTCCAATGGAGGCATTTCTTGATTATCATCAACAGAAACTTCGGCATCCATTTCCATGTCACCTTCGTCGTCGGTGTCCATTTCATAATCAGCCATTTCTGTTTCATCTTCCATTCCGTCTTCCATTCCGTCTTCCATTCCGTCTTCTAAATTCTCGTCTTCAACCTCTGGGGTTTCCATACCTTCTTCTTGTTCATATAAAGACCTTTTAGATTTTTTTGAACCACTTAATGATTCCCTTACTAATTCACTGATTTCTTCCTTCATCGTAGAAGCAAGTATTCCTTTTGCGTTTTCGCTGATAGCGTCTTCAACTGCCTTTATTTGTAATAAGGTGTTTTCTACTATCGATTTTTCATTTCCTGTCATTTCTAAAAAGCAATGCGTTATTGGTTTATTTATCAAATAAATATACCCAAATTAAAAAAAAGTTAATTTTTTTATAAAATGACTAAAAATAAAAAAAGGGAACACTAACAAGTATTCCCTTTTTTAAATGAAAAATAATTATTTATTATTCTATTACTTCGTCAATTTTACTTTCAACAATCGCAGTTATTCTCCAATCCATCGTGTAAGTTTCATAAGCTTTAGTTACTTTGGCCTCAACATCTGTAGGTGAATACGCCTTAACTAATTTTTCTTCTTTCATTTTTTTTACCTTTCCGCTGTTTTCATCAACCATGTCGGTTGTTACTCTTGCTACAAAATATTTTTCATCCATATCTTAATAATTTTATTTATCCAAATAATCGGATAATCTTTTCATTAAGTCAATAGATTTGTTCAAAGAAGAAGAATTTGAATGTACGTTTTCATGTTCTGTAAGTTTTTCTTCATATTTTGGTCTATCATCTTTATTTAAGTAAAGATATGCGCCTGGTGTTGACGGTGAAGAAACTAAATCAAAACATATAAGTTCAAAATCTTCTTGTACTTCATTTTGTTCGCCTTTTTTAACTAAGGATCCGACACCACGAGAAGAAACCCCCATTGTAACACCTTGTCTCATCATATTTGCAGCAATATCACCTTTAGATGATACTATACCTCTTTCGTGAAAACCAGGTGTGGTTAATAATTTAATCTTACCCATCAATACG